GTGTGCTATTGGTCGCTGTCCTGCTGCTTCTGCAACTCTGAACGCACAGGGCAGTCGACAGAGTGAGGGCAGTCAGTAATGCGATTAATGGCACGGGTAAGCTGACCGACAGTTTTACGCAGCGCATTGATTTCTTTCTTTAAGGGTTCGACGATGTATTTCTGATTGGTTTCCAGAATAGAGTTCGCATTGGTGGTCTTGGCCGCCTCCACCTCGGCCTGCGCCTTGCGCTTGGTCTCGCGCAGCGTGACAATGGTGGTGATGAAACTGACCGACAAAACGGCATTCAGAATCAGCGATATTATTGTCAAAATTTCAGGTTTCATTGCTCAAAACGTTTAATCGGCCTTGCGTGGGGGGTCGGCTTTTAGAGCCTCGCCCCCTTCAAGTGCCTTATGACTTGTAACCTTTACAGATTCCATTCAGAAAATCAAACAAATCCGTCTGGCGGTCGCCGGGCTTTGCCTTGCCAAACTCGGCCCGCACGTCGAAACACGGACAGGCTTTGTCGGCAAACTCATTATGCCCGTGGACGGTCGCCCCGGGGAAGTAGTCAAGAAAATGCGAAACAATCAGCCGCAGGCTTTTCCGTTGCTCGGGTGTCCGTGTGTCCTTGGGGTTGCCGTTGCGGTCGCACCCGCCCACGTAGGCGATGCCGATTGAGCGGCTGTTGTGCCCCTTGCAGTGCGCACCCACCTCGTTCAGCGGTCGGCCAGCCTCCACCGTGCCGTCCAAATGGATGACGTAGTGGTAGCCGATGCCGTCGAATCCGCGCTGACGGTGCCAGCTGTCGATTTCGGCAACCGTCACCTCGCGCCCTTCAGGCGTGGCCGTGCAATGGATTATTATCTGGTCAATCTTTCGCATATCCAATCAGGTCAATTGTAGAGACGCCATATTATGACGTCTCCACAATGTTTGTTTAGGCAGCTGTGTCCTGTGCCAGGATTACCACGCCCTTCTTGTCGTAGCGCATATATGAGCCGCCAGCGCGAACCAGTGCGCTCATAATGTCGCCGTAGTAAGTCGGGTCGTTCTCTGCCTCGAAAATCGAGGTCTGCCCTTGAGCAACCGAAACGGCCTTGTCGCTCCAGGCAATACCTGCGGCTTGGTCAGTTGCGGCTGCGCTTGCTGCCAGCGATGTGCCTGCTGCAACGGTGCGCAGAACCTCGCTACGCATATAGAAGTCGAAGCCGTAGAGCTTGCCAACAATGCCGCGTGCGGTGTCGGCCGATGCCAGGAAGGCGTTCGACTGTGCTGCCGAGAGAGCGTCCAACAGCTCGGCGTACATTTCGTAGTCGAGCATAAAGCAGCGGCCTTCTTGCGGAAGGTTGGCTTTGTCGAACTCTTTCTTCACGGCCACAATGTCGGCCAAGGTCACAGCCTTGCGGTTGCCAGTCTGGCTTGCAAGGTGATGAGCAACTGCCGAGCCTGTGGTCTTCACCAAGGTGTAGCCGCTCGGAACCCACTTTTTGAGCACGTCAACGGCCACGGCCTCTTTCAAGGCTGCCTGTGTTGCGCCCAAAATCGATGAGCGTTTGTCGTAGCTCAACTCAACCTCCTCCACATTCTTGATGTGGATTGGTGCGGTTGTGAACTCGTCCAGATTGTACGACAGGTCGTAATCTGTACGGCTTCCGGCGGTTGCCGGGTACGAGTCGCGGTTTTTAGTCACTTCAGGCGCGCTTCCGGCGTTCGGAACGTGCACTGTTTTGTTGTCGGCAAACGCGCTGTGGTTGATGGCGCGGCCAAGGAACGAATTGTCGGCGAACAAACCCTCGACAATCGAACTCTCCCAAATCTCTTTGTTAAGTGCCATTGGTTTTAAAGTTTAAAGTTTAAAGTTCAAAAGTTTAAAGTAGGGACGTCACATTGTGGCGTCCGCACTGGTTTCAAATCACGTTGAACGTTGTGCCGTCCCACAGCAGCGTGTAGAACTTGGTTGCGTTCTGCGCTCCGTTGAGCGTTGCGTAGGTGTTGGTTCCGTCGGCGTCTTTCAGCACCACGTTGTAGGCTGTTCCGCCCGACTTCGATTTCACATACAGTTTCGAGCCCACTGGCGCTTTCACGTCGAGGTTCAGCGATGCGTTGGCCGCGAGGTTCGAGGCCGACAGGTCGATGAGCGTCTCGGTGTGCACCACTTCAACGTCGGCCGTGTTGCTCGATAGAGTCACGGCTGGCACGTCGAACAGCGGGAACTGCGACATTTTGCGGCCCGTGCCTTTGGGTGCGAAAAACCCGAACGAGCCGCCCTCGTTGTTGATGTATCCTGCGTTTGGCATAGATTTAATGATTAATGTTTAACGTTTAGTGTTTAGAAGGTTTAATCGATTCAACGATTCACCAATTCACCCTTTATACTCCGCTCCGAATTTTGCCTTGTACAGTTCCTCGAAGCGTGCGCGGTCGGTGGCTTTGAGTTCGGCAAGTTTGCCCTCGCGGTCCATTTTGTCCCACACGGCAGCCGAAACTTCGGCCTTTGCGCCTGCCGTTACAGCGGCCAGCCTTGTCTGCGGTTTGTTCGAGCGGCTGTCGAGAATGGCTTTCACAGCGTCGAAGTCTGCCTCGGCCAACTTTGTGAAGTGCTCAATCTCCGACTGCTCGATGCGGCCGTCGGCGGCAGCGGCTTTCAAATAACTCTCGATGCGCTCCTGCTCCATTTGGGCAATCTGCGCCTCGAGTTTCTCAATGTGCCCTTCGCGGTCGGCAATGGTAGCCTTGGCTGTCTCCAGTTCCGCTGTCAGGCTCTCGTTGGCGGCGGCTAACCCTTGGTTGGCCTGTGTCAACTCGTCAATTTTGAGTTGCTCCGCCTGTTGGTTCTGTTTTTCCATTTTATCGTGGTTTAAATCGAATTTCAATAGCATTTCCTTCACGTCGGCGGCCGAAAGGCGGCGGCGGTTCTGGTCGTAGAGGGCAATGGCGTTGGCGTCGGCCGGAACAGCGCAAACCGAAGCCTCGAGCAGTTCCGATTGTGTGGCCACCAGTTCGCCGTTAACCTCGCGCATCTCGTGCACAATCATTCCAATCGAGCAGCCCTTCAGGAACCCTCGCTCCACTTTGCCCGCAATCAGTGCGGCTTCGGCATCGTCAGTGTCAAACACTGCTTCGGCGGTCAGTCGGCCGTTCTCGACTCTGATGTCCTCCCAGCGTCCGATGACTTTCTCATCGTCGTGGGCGTAGAGCATTACGGGGTTGTTGCGGAAGCGGTCGAGGTTCAAGCCCTCGATGGCTGTGCGGAATCCATAACTGTTGGCGTGAGTGCTGTCGGTGAGTACGAATCGCATAAATGTTTAGAGTTTAGTGTTTAATGTTTAGAGTTTAGAAGTTAAGTCGCTTCGCTGTTTAGAAGGTTGGTCTCTCAACTAATGCCTAATGCCTTATGGCTTAATCCCCTCTTTTTTGTTCACCATTTCGCTGATGTAGAGTTGGTGGTAATGGTCGAAGGTGCGCACCAGTTCGGGTGTGATGCTTTTGTCCCATTCCATACGTTTGATTAGCCACTGGTCGAGGGCGGTGAACACCTCCACAGCGTCAACCACGTTGGCTTTCTTGTCGATGCGCTCGATGGCTGCGGCCAGCTTGCTTATCTGGTCCACAATCTTGCCCACGTCTTTCAGGTCGATGTCATCGGTGTTGAGTCGGTCAAGCAGGCGGCTTATCAGCAGCAGGTTCTTGTTCACTATTTCGGGGCGGGTAACGTTCAAAGCGGCGCGGCACTCGTCCCATTTGCCGTCTTTTGCCCATTTGGCCACAGTGTTGCGGCTCACGCCCACGCGCTCGCCGATGGCGTCTTGCGTAACGCCCTGCATAAACAGCAGCCTGGCAATGTCTTTCTTGTTTTTCAGCTCCGATGTTTTCGTTGTTTTCGATTCGGCCATAGTTCCGTGTTGTTTTTTGACAGTGCGAAAATCAGCAGCCGCAAACACCCCCGCAAAAACATTTATCAGATTGATTAATATATTTTTAATAGGTAGCCGGTCGGGGCATTTTTGCAATGTGAATCAGGTGTCGGGTATTGGGTTTTGGGTTTTGGTCGGACGCGATAAATCGGCGTCCCTACAAACACCTGACACCAAACACCCAACACCAAAAACAACAGAACTATGTACATTGCTACAACCGAACTCAACGCGCTGCTCTACGATTACCAACTGACGGCAATTGTGGGCAACGACACCACGCTCCAGGAGAGCGCCATTCTGTCGGCCGAGACCGAAGTCAAAAGCTACCTGTTGGCAGCCAACAATCTGCGCCACACCGCACGGCTCACTGCACAACAGTACGCCGCCTGGCAGGAATACGACGTGGAGACCATTTTCGCACAGACAGGTGCCAACCGCAACGCGCTGCTCATTAGGCTCGTTCAGGAGATTGCCACCTACAACATTTGCACGCTCTGCAACGTGGATATGCTCTACGACAAACTCAAAGACCTGCACTCTCACGCTGTCGACACTCTTGAGCGCATTGCCGGAATGAAAGGCGTCGACCAACGGCTCATTCTCACCGGAGTGGCCACCACCGACGACAACCGCGACGGCGACAACGACCCCGCCACCAACCCCGCGAGCCAGGCGTTCTACTACACCAGCCGCCGCAAATTCCAACACGAATGAAAACGGGTGTCGGGTATTGGGTATTGGGTGTCGGGTCTCCAAACCAACACCTAACACCTAACACCCAACACCAAAACCTTAAAACATAAATCAATGAATATCTTCCACCGCATTTTCGGCCTCAAGGCCGCAGAGCCTGAAAACAAGGCCAAGAAACCAAACAGCAGGCTCAAACCCGTGGCAGTGCGCCGCAGTATGTCAACCGCACGGCAGGACATTGCCGACTGGAACGCCGCCCGCCGTTCGGCCACCAGCCCAACCACACCGCGACAGTACCGCTTGCAGGACATTTACCTGAACTGCGCCACCGATGCGCTGCTCTCGTCGCAAATCAGCAACCGTGTCGAGCCTACACTGGCGGCACCGTTTGAACTCTGCACCCCCGACGGCAAGGTTGACGACGCTGCCACCGCCGCACTCAACTCGCTGCCGTTTGTAACCGACATTATCCAGCAGATTGTGCTGTCGGAGTTCTACGGCTACTCGCTCTGCGAGATTGACACCACCGCGCCGCTGCCCGAACTGGTTGTGCTGCCGCGTCAGAATGTCGATATTGTCAACGGCGAGTACCTTGCCAACGTGACCGACACCAACGGCATACGCTACCGCGAACTGAAAGAGTTCGGCCGTTTCATTCTCGAGTTCAACAGCGGTCACCTCGGACTGCTCAACAAGACAGTGCCGCACGTGCTGTTCAAAAAGTTCGCGCAAAGTTGCTGGTCGGAACTGTGCGAGATTTACGGCATTCCGCCGCTGGTTCTGAAAACCAACACGCAGGACCCCGAAATGCGTGAGGCGGCGCAGCATATGCTTCAAGATTTGGGAGCGTCGGCCAAAATGCTTATCGACACCACCGAGGAGCTTCAGTTCGCCACTGGCGTCAGCACCAACGGCGACGTGTACAACAATCTGATTCGGCTCTGCAACAACGAAATCAGCCTTGTGGTGTCGGGTGCCATTTTGGGGCAGGACACCGAGAACGGCAACTACTCGAAAGAGCAGGCCTCAATCGGCATTCTCGAGCGCTTGATTGACTCCGACCGCCGAATGGTTGAGCAGTATATGAACGCCACCGTGCTGCCCGCTCTGGTTGCAATCAACCTTATGCCCGCAGCAGCCGCCAGTCTCCGTTTCCGCTTTGCCGCAACAGAAGATGCCGCCCAACTCTGGCAGAAGGTGAAAGACGTGCTGCCATACAAGGACGTCGACAACAAATGGCTTGAGGAAAAATTCGGTCTGCCAGTGAGCGACAAAAGATTTGGCGCCGACAGCAGCCAGTTGCGACTTCTGAAAGCCGAACTCGACAGCGCCGAGCGCGATTTTTTCGGTTGACGGCTCACCCAGTCGGGTGCGGGTGTGCCGAATGTCAGAACCCGAACCGCTTGCAGCTGGTTTTCCGTGGAAAGCCAACGCAAAACCGCGTTGAACTCTTTGAGGGCTACTCGCGCCAGTTCCGCCGTGCCGTCGATGCGGTGTTCGCCGCCGACGAAACGCCTGAATTGGCCGACCGCTTGCGTGCCAATGTGAGCCGTTTTGCGGCCTACAAGAGCGTGTATGTTGAAGGCGAGTTCGCCAAAATTGCCGCCAACCAGGAATACGACGCGGCCACACGCAAGG